TGTAGTGGAATATTAAGAAGTCCAGTAGCAGTAGAAATATCACCTGTTTCTCTACCAAGTAAACTATCAATAAGAGATTGAGCTTGTCCAAATGATTGAGTACGTCTTTGATTTTGGCTTCTTAGTATTGCTTCTTCCAAAGCACCCATGTCTTCTCTACCACCTGTGGAACCTAAGCGTCCCTGAGCAAGAAGTCTAGTCTCTAAATCTCTACGCAACCTATCTTCATCTCTTTGGAAAAATGGTTGTTGTTGTTCGTAAAATACATCAGCAGCCCCAAATGGATCGGCAGCTAAGGGAAGAAGCTGTTCACCAAATAGACCACTTCTGCTTAAAGCACCTTGGTAAATATCTTGTAGTTCTGGAGATAAATTAAGAAGTGCTGTTTGACTATCAGTATCAAACTCTGCTGTTCCTCCGATACTTCCAACACCAAAAGGTTGACCAGCTTCTATGGTTCTATCTGCTGCTTGATTGATAGATGATGCTTGTTGTTCCGCTGCTCTTTGAATTGCTTTTTGTTGCTCTCTAGCACCTAAGAAAGAAAGACCTCCTCCTAACAATGCTGAACCTAAACCGTCAAAAAAACTTGCCATAATATTCCCTTTGCTTACCTATATTTTACCTTATTTTACCCTGTTTTGTCAAGAGTGTTGTATTGATTAAACTTGAGTGATGACCGTTAACTTCTACTACCATTTTAATTCTTATATTTTTACCTGTTCTAGCCAAAGGAACTTTATATTCCCTAGGACCTGCTATTGGAGCATACTTAGCTTTGCCGTATAAAGAAGAAGAACTTCCATATAAAAACGTTATTGCATCTGAAACTAAATTAAATGTTTTAGAATAAGTAGAGTCCTCTTCATAGTCCTTAGCTATTGTAATAGTTGCTGCGCTATTTTGACCACCAGTTATTATCATTAAACCACTTTTAATTATTTTAGAAAATACTTGATCTCCAAGGTCTAACCAAGTACTTTGGAATTGCCAGTTATAATCACTTTTTACAGAACTATAGCAAACACCACCTTGAAAAGTATGTCCTGCTGTTTCACACGCACTTTCGTTTCCAAAAGAACTAGTTACATTACTAAGAACAACATCGTTATACCCAGTATACTCAGCTACAGAAGTAGACGTACCCATGTATAGCTTACCGTCTAATGTACTTACAGCCGTATAAGGGTTACTTGTAAATGTCCATGTTGTTATTCTAGGTACTGTTTTAACACCTCTAGAGAAATCAAAATAATAAGCAATATTACTACTAGGTATAAATGTAACAACAAAACCATCTGTTTGATGATAACAACTTTTAACCTGACTTAAGTCAGCAGTACTTATTATCCTACTCAAATCATTTCTTACTGCAATAGAAACAGTTTCTACAGGAGCTTTACCGTCTTGTTGAGTAAGACGAGATAAGGCAGTTAACCCTTCAAAACTTAAAAATAGTAACTCAGTTCCTACGTAAACAAGGTTATCTCTACCAGCTAAACCAGTTCCTATTATAATCTCGTCTAATGATATGCTTGTGGGTACTGAAGCATTTTTAAAAATAACAATGTTTTGTTTACCAAAAACTACTAACTTATCCTCTAACGCACCTAAGGCAATAATTTCGTCATTGCCCCAAACAGTTTTAAGATCAATAGAACCAGAAGCACCGCCATGTAATTTTTGACCAATTAAGTTATCTGAGTAAAACACAGTTCCTTTATCTTCAGTAACACCTCCATACCATATTCTACCAAATTCACCTAAAGCACATGAGGGATCAAAAGTAGTAATACCGTTAGGTGCTTGATAACTTCCTAAGTCATCTATGTCTGTCCAAGCAGAACCACTATAGTTAATAGGCATGTGTCCTGACTGTATTCCCCAAAACTGATCATTAAAATTAACCCACTGCCAATTAGAATCAGTTATGGTCTGAGGTGATCCTGCAAAACTTTGTGTCGTAAGTCCGTGAGGTGTTGTAGATGTATCTAGTTTTACTATAGTAGCTCCAGAACCCCCGTAGTATTCTCTAGTACGGTCTGCTTTAACAAACTCACCTAAAGACTTTACAGGAGAAGCTAGTATTTTGCCTACTTGTTTAGAACCTTTTCTTGGCCCCATTCGACCCTCAAGGTCATAGACAACATTATTTGCTTCTGTAAGCCACTGTGGTCCTAATGTAGAGTCTTCTGCCTGAGTGTTTAACCCTGCATCTCCTAACCCTTTTAGGACTACTGGTCTAGTTGGTTTAACTGGCATACCAAGTTATCTCATCTACTGTTCTAGATTGATCTTGAGCAATCGAATCTGATAATGCATCTGCAAATCTACTTACTGCAACATCTGTAGCAGTTCCACCGTCTTCACCTCTTTCAGCCAAAGCTAAAGAATACGTACCCAACACAATTAAATTTTCAGGTACTTTTATTGTATCTGTTGCCAGAGTTCTATCTGATTCTGGTTGAACAGCGTGAACTTTAATGGTGTATGTTGCAGCCGGAATAGGCCAAAAAGAAATATCGTTATCGTTTAATCTAAAATAAGAAGGTACTCCTGTTTGAGTAGTTCCTATAAGACTAAGGTTATAAAAATCTGAATCACTTATTTGAGTAAGCTGTGCATCATTAGTTGTATCAATAACTTGTAGCACTCTAGACCTGTTATTTAAATTAGACATATTATAAGTTTCTGTAGAAGCTGAGGTAGTAACTGTTTCTAATGTCCTTAAAATACCCCAGTTCCAAGCATCCTCTACTAAGTCTTTAGTTTCGTTTACTAATTCTCCAATAAGTTTTTGATAATCATCCACACTAGAAGCTGATGTTAAAACTCCTGTCCAATCAGTATCTATAGTGTCCTCTCGTAATCTTCTTAATACCTTATCAATTACTGTTCTATAACTCATTTAGTCATCCTCGCTTAAGAATAATTCTCGTTCTGCTTCTCTTCTTCTTAGAAGACCAGCTATAACTCTTTTTCTAGCGTACTTCCATTTTAGAAACTCATCAGCACAACCTTGGTAATTTTCACGGTTAAGCTTCATTCTTGCTGTAGATCGTTGGAAAGCTCCTGTGCCTACATTGTATGAGAAGCTACACAAAGCTCCATATTGGTTTTCCGTTAAAGGTACGTTAACTAAACGTGCTACTCTGTCTTCAGTGGACTTAAGATGATTCTCCATTAACACAGTAGCTTCTTCTTTTGTAATGTCTCTGTGGTCTTCTGTAATACGTTTGTGATCAAATCCATATATAGAACCAAAACCTATTGTCCAAATACCCGCTACATCTTTATATGGCTCAGAAGAAAAACCTTCAAAGTCTTTTATTAAGTCAAGACTTCTTTCGTTAATCATTTAGTCCACTTAGATACTAGACGTTGACCAAACCAAAACGAAATTATTACAGAAAATATACCAGAGATTTCTGTGGACCAAAGTAGTTTAAACAGTTCCACACTAATCATGTCAAATGCTGATAGTATTGTTAATAAAACAAACTCAAAGAAAAAGAAATATGTAATTAAAGGTCTTACCGTAGCAGATAGATTTACTACCCATTGGCTTGATCTTTTACTGTCTGCTTGTGAACTCTTTTGTACCTGTACGTTTAACTCACCTGTGCTTTGTACAATAGCTTCATCTAACCTATCTTGAGACTGTTGAGCCATAATCTTAAGCTCATGCTCTTTATCCCTAGCATCTTGTTTCTGATCCATAAATGTTTTAAATATAGAGGGTCCCGTAGAAGTAACAAACCCTAATAAACTACCAAGTAATGTAATCATGTTTAAACACTCTCTATTGGTGGATGTTTGCCGTTGTGCATTTTTTCAAGTTTTGTTATACGATCACCATTAGTGTGAGCCATAACAAGTATTTTCTCAAGTTCTCTATTGTTTTTCTCAAGTCTTTCTGGTGACATGATTGAAGAAAGAACGTGAGTTTTTTGTGCGTTAAGATCAATAGCGTTTTCTTGTCTATCTGTACGTTTATCTAAATCTCTTAATCTAGATTCATAATCAGATTTAATATCATTTAATTGTTCTATCACCGAAGCTAACTTTTGTTTCACTATGGTGGCTGCCGAGACAATACTAATCAGCATACCACCTACGGTTATAATCAACTTCGCATCTATTTCCACTTCGGTTACTCAGGCGCAGGGTATTTAGTTTTAACTTCCTGACGCTTTACTTCGAGAGCATCTGCATCAGTTGAACGTCCTTCTACTTCTTTCTCCCACAGAGCTACCATTAGCTCGTCTACACTGGGATATGCACTTTGACGATATGATTTATAATTGTCTGCATAAAACTCATCGTATGTCGGAACACCGTCTGCGTTTTTAGCGTCTTTGTCAGTTCCTTGGTAAATAACTTCTGCTGGCACTGTTGGCTCTTTGTATTTAGTAATGCGTTTCCACTTACCATCTACATACTCAGGTTGAGGTGAGTTAACTACCTGCCTTCCTGTACCCTCAGAGACTTCTTCTACCTCTCTGATGAAGTAAACTGTCCCACCTTCATCGTATAACTGCTCGTCTACTTTGGCGTTGCTTGTCATACCACCGTCAGGTCTTTTGACCACAGACAGATTGTGTAAGATCGCTACTTGTTGGTTACCTTCGTTTTCTATTACGTACATTATCTTCCTCCTATAATTCTACCGTCTACATCAATGATAGGTGTTCCAAATGCTAGATAGATGTATTCTGTTCCACTTGTGTTCCACCCTCCTGAAGAAGTTCTAATTTTTATTCCACCTGTATCAATGTCTAAGTTAGTTTCACTAGTATCTGCTGCTGTTGTATTAGCTCTTAAATGTAAATTATTTACGTTGGAAGGATTTCTTTTATTATCTACTATTCGCCAATCCTGTCCCGATCCTGTAGATCTTGCCATGAACCAAGCTGGTTGAATAGGTATACCAAGACTGTTTACGGTTGGGATAAAAGTACCATTAGCATTTCCATTGCCATTATAACTTCCTATTGAAATGAACTGGCTAGGTGCAAAGGCATAGCAGACATATGTAGAACCACTTCCATTAACAGCAGTAGTTGTTCCCAAACTTATTAACGAGGAAGTAGGCTCAGTATTATTCCATCGAGTTATACTAGTTGAAAAACTAGTAGTTTTATTTAACACTAAATTTTTTGTTGCTCCTAATGCGCTGTGATAAACCATCCAATCAGTGCCACCCGTATCAAGTATTTTAACCATAAAAAACTCAGGTACTACTCCAAGTCCATGCCCAATAGTAGCGTTTGCCCCAGTTCCTGTATAAGTTGAAATGCTTAAACCTAAGTTAGTATCTACTAATGTAGATGTAGTATTAATAGTACCATCAGTGTTACTAGAGCCTGATCCAGCAGTCTCCATCATCCAGTTCCAAAGAACATAGCTTTCGCTGCTAGTATTCACTTCAGCATCCGTACCTAATGTAACTCCTCCTCCAATAAAAGCTTTTACGGTTTGTGCATTTGTAACTTCTATATCTGTTGTATTAGAATGTATATCTTTTGTTGCGCCACGTACACGATCAAACAACATATGGTTATCAGCAGCATCACGATTTTTTATCCAAGAGAAGGCACTCGTATTTGTAGTTGTATCTGAAACTACATTTTGTTCTGATCCTGTTCCTTCGTAGAGTGTAGAGTCAAAGTATTCTTCTAAGTTAGAATGTGTTCTGGTTATATTTGCTGCTAGGTTAGTAGTACTTAAAAAACTATAACCTGTTGGTATTGTGAAAGGACAGTCTGCTTCTTTAACAAGTGTAAATGCTTTTGAGTTTTGTGCTGCACCAGCAAAAACTGCACCTGAACAATCAATAGATTCAAAAGGATTATCTCCTGTAGCAGGATTACCATCAGTGCCACCATCTGCTGCATACCAAGTTATTGTACTTGCACTATCATCATAAAAACCTAACCATACTTTTGAATTATCAATATCAACAGCAATCCAAAATTGATCAGAAGTAGTAAAGTTTGAATCTAGTGAAAAAGGAGAAGAACCACTTGAATTATATCCATTCATAACAGTTGTTAAATGCCAGCCCAGAAATCCACCAAAGTTTGGAAATCCATCACCATCTGTACGATCTGTCCAAACAGCAAATGCTTTACCATTATCTTTATCTGATAAACTAACTCCTTGAAGCCACTTGCCACTACTAGGAAAAGGTATATTACCTCCCATTCTAGTTTGTGCGCTTGCACTAGATGCAGTATAAGTTCTATTACCATTACTTAATACTGGATTATCAGAAGGGTCAGTAACGTTAATTGGAGACATTAAAAATTCTATGTTAGTAGG